TAGATTATCACGATTTTCAAGTAAATTGGTGTTTTCTGGATGTCCAAATATTAAAGGGTCTGATACTGACCAAAGAACAATGCCCGATTTTTTTTCATCCCAAGCTAAATGCTGAAAAAAGCTGTCTACGCCAATCCAAATTCGACATTCTTGGATTAACTTTCTAAGTTCTGGGATTGGCAAATTTTTACGAAAATCATAAACTAACTGTTCTTCTCCTTCTACGCCTATTTGAATAATAGGTTCATTAATCATGGAGATTAATTGTTTCCAATAAGGGTAGTTTTTAGGGTTAGTTTTGCCATTTCTTAATGGTTTGGCAAAAGGGTGAATGATTATCATAAATAAAGCTTTCTGTAGGCATTTTCTAAGCTATCAGTCCACTTCCATTGATCCATCTTGCCATAGATATTCCATTGATCTATGTTACCAAAAAGGTGCTGTGCTTCAGCTATAGAACGACAAGGGATTATTTCAGGATAGCAACCAAAGACAACTGGATTTTTGATAGAACCCAATATGGAATTAAATACAATATGATCCCCAAGTCCAGAATTGAGAACAACAACAGTATTGTCATTAAAACTGAGTGTGTTTCTAAATATTTGTTCGTCATGGTCGTACATCTCCTTCTTTGTTTCAGCACGAATACCCCCTTGAGGGTTTTTCATGTGCCAAGAAACAGCATTAGGTACAACCAATACTTTATATCCTTTTTTGTATAAACCATAGGTAAATAGCGTTTCTTCACGATGAGCTACTCTGGAAAGACCTAAATTAAAGTCATAGACCCCTGCCCGATATAAAAAAGAACAATGTAAATGCTCTACTTCCCTAATGCCATCAATAAAATTCCATTGAATATTAGGCTCAGAATCAATGTTTTTAATTAACCCCGTAGATTTAGAAGTATCTTGTAATGGTGGAGTAAGAATTGCACCACCTACAGCCCCAACATTGGGAAACTGTGTAGCATGGCTATACAGGCTTTGCAAGACTGTGGCTTCAGGAACGCAATCATCATCTACACGCCAAACCCAATCAAAATCCATACGATTAGCCATTTGATGAATGTGATGTTGTCCTTTTTTTTCAGCAAATAACCACTCCCATTCAATACCTTTAATAGCCATTATTTGAAAGAAATGCTGATAAATCATTTCTTTTCGCATATCTTGAGGTTCATCATTATCATCAAAAATAACAATTTTGTTAGGTAGCCAAGTTTGATTAATAACAGCTTCTAAAACTAAAGGGAGCGTTGTGTGATAACGCCCCCTAGTAGCTACTGAACAAAGAACTTTACTCATTTGTCCACCGGCAAATCATTAAATTAAGATGATTATGTTCATTCAAAGGATCTGGTTGATCTTTAATTTGTCCAAATTCATTGATGTAATTAAACTTAAAACCGGGAAAATGACTTTCATTTAAACCATGAATTTTATGATGATGTCCCCAAAAACCAACAGGTTCATTCATAGGAACTGTTATTAACAATCTTTTGCAATGATTTTTTAATTTTTCTACTACTTCTAAACCGTTATCTAAATGTTCAATTACTTCAAAAGCTACGATAGTATCGTATTGATCTAACTCATATTGATTAATATCAGCATTTACAAACTTAGCATTAGGTAACCAATTTTGTTCTTGTGCTACTTCTACAATAATAGGATCATAATCTAGACCTGTATAGTCTATGTCTTTAGGAAAAAACTGTGTGCCATAGCCACTAGAGCATCCCAATTCAAATACTTTTTTTCCTAATAGGTTTTCATTAGCCCATTTATATCTGGTAACTTCTCTAGGAAATACTTCATCACCCTGAAGGAATACAGCCCTTTCATAGTAATTTCCCAATCTCCAATGATACCAATCAAAATTATATTTTTTAGCAAGCTTTAAAGAGTTTTTAAGAAATATATGCTCCCAATTTTTAACCAATTCTGGGTCATGAACTGTTCCTTCACCTTTATGATATATAGGAAAACCACCTGTATATTGTTCTCCGTTCCAAAGTTTTTCAAATACTTCAATAACTTTAAATCCAGCTTTTTCAGTTTCTATACAAAATTCAGTATCTTCTCCACCACCAACACCATATTCTTCGTTTAACAAACCAATCTTATCAAATACTTTTTGATGAATCATTACACAAAAAAATACTGCAAAAAAGTGATTTGCTGGTTCTGAATGTCCTTTAATAATGCAAGAAATCCCGCAATCAGGATCTGCAAAAGGTTTATCAAGTATTTCTAACCATTGATTTTTAGGCTGTTCTAACAGAACTGTGTCATTATTTAAGAGAATAATTTTATCAGTTGTAGCTGCTTTGATGCCTTCATTAGTAGCTTTAGAATATCCCAAAGGGTCTTTATTCCATACAACTGTTAAATTGGGTATAGCAGAAGCCAAGTATGTTAAATAGGCTTCTGTATTATCGGTACATCCATTGGCAGAAATGACCAACTCTATGTCGGTCATTTCGGTGTATTTGATAATTGAATCTATACAGGGTTTAAGGTATTTTTCGCAATTATTGTAAGTAGGTATTACTATGCTGTATTTCATTCTGTCCTTTTGATCGCATCATTGATCTTTTTAAAATCATATCAAAATTTAATATATTTTCCATGATTTTGTTAATTCATCCCAAATACAAAGTGTATTATTTGGTGCAGGAATTGGTGGAATCCATACATTATTTTCTAATATCCATGAAGGATAAGGTTGTGGTGGAGTGAAAATATTATTAACATAGGTATATCCGGGGCTAGCCACGTCAGATTCTACAGCTATATATTTTGAATCTAATCCCGGCAATGGATGATCAGGCGGTGTTTCATAGTTAATCACATTGACAACATTTATACCATCAATAATTGCATATCTTTGCATTATTTCTCCTTAAAAATAAGCAGTTACCGAAATATAACCTGCTCCACCTGAATTTCCAGCAGCAGCATTAGATCCTGAACCAGCAGAACCACCTGATCCACCAGCACCAACAGCATAAGAATAAGTTGAACTTGGGGAACTAATTAAAACTTTTATAAATCCACCTGCACCACCACCACAACCAGTATAAATTTGTGCTGTATCATTTCCACCACCACCGCCACCACCACCACCACCAGTATTTCCAGCACCACTAGCAGCCCCACCCACATAAGAAGCACCTGCGCCACCACCACCATAAGCACCATTACCACCATTACCGCCACATACAGTTGTTTGACCTTGTTGACCTGCTGCTATAAATCCTGCACCACCACCATAACCACCAGCAACAGCAGTTAATTTTGTTCCTGTTCCAAGAGAAATTGAACCACCTGAACCACCAACTCCAGACCAAGGGACTGGACCACCACCACCGCCAATACAAGTATTAGAACCAAAAGTAGTACTACCACCAGCACCACCAGTTGAAAATGAACCAGTTCCACCACCTGAACCACCACCACCACCACCAATCATTTCTACAATTAGGTATTTGGTATTTGCTGGAGTTGTATAAGTTCCACTACCAGAAGCATAAGTAGTTACTTGTGGTAAAGCTATTGTTGCACCTGAATAACCAGAAATTCCAGAATATCCAGAAATCCCGCTATAACCTGAAATACCACTATAGCCAGAAATACCGCTATATCCACTAAAACCAGATAAACCTGATCCGCTATAACCAGAATAACCACTAAACCCACTATAACCAGAAATACCACTATAGCCTGATCTACCAGAGTACCCTGAGATTCCGCTATATCCAGAGATTCCAGAGTAACCAGATATTCCACTAATACCACTATAACCAGAAATACCGCTATATCCTGAATATCCAGATATACCTGAATAACCACTAAATCCAGAGTAACCTGAAATTCCACTAAAACCAGAATAGCCAGAAAAGCCACTTGTACCTGTTGCGCCATTTGATCCGCTATATCCAGAATAACCACTAAATCCAGAGTAGCCTGAAACACCTGATCCAGAGTAACCTGATATGCCACTTCCAGAATAACCAGATTGACCAGAGTAGCCTGAAATACCAGAGTAACCAGAAATTCCTGAATAGCCTGATTTTCCACTATAACCAGAAGTTGAATAAGCAATTTGCTCAACATTAATTGCTACTGCTGGTGATACTGGTACTGTTGGACTTGTGCCAGCAGGGAGAGTTACAAGTTGAACTCCAGCAACATCAGACTGCCAATACATAGTAATGGAATCACTAGCATTTAAACTAAGTATTTGATTCCAGCCAACAACAGAAACACCATTAGTTCCTGAATGTTGTTGTGGTACTGCAAAAGTTCCTGTTGAATCTGGTAAATCTGTACCATTTAATCTAAACCAAACACTTACAGTTGATACAGAATTGTTTGGATTTGATACTTGTAAACTAAATGAATAGTTGTAAATTCCAGTATTGGAAAAAGTAACAGCATTGGAAACTAAATTAATTCCATTACTAATCGCTGTTGAGCCACATAAAACTTGATAAGCTGTTGTTGTGCTTGATGCTGTTTGTGCTGCTGTAGTGTCATAAAAAGCACCATACCAGCCAATAGAACCGCCAGCACCTACACCACCAGAATAACCAGAAATTCCGCTATATCCACTAAAACCAGATAAACCTGATCCGCTATATCCAGAATAACCAGAAACACCTGATCCTGAGTAGCCAGAAATGCCACTAAAACCGCTATATCCGCTTGTTCCTGATGTTCCAGAGTATCCACTAATACCTGAGTAACCACTTATACCTGAATAGCCACTAAAGCCTGAAATACCGCTAAATCCAGAGATTCCAGAAAATCCACTAAAGCCAGATGTTCCGCTATAACCTGAAATGCCAGAAATACCAGAATAACCAGAAATACCAGAGTAGCCAGAAATACCAGAAAAACCTGAGTATCCAGAAATACCAGAAAAACCTGAGTAGCCAGAAATACCAGAAAAACCTGAGTATCCGCTTATGCCAGAAAATCCGCTATAACCAGAAACGCCTGATCCGCTATAACCTGAAATTCCAGAGTATCCGCTATATCCACTTATCCCAGAGTATCCGCTTATTCCGCTATATCCACTTTTTCCTGAATATCCAGAAATTCCGCTAAAGCCTGAGTAACCTGAAATACCACTATAGCCACTTGTACCAGAGTATCCGCTTATTCCTGAGTAGCCAGAAATTCCGCTATAACCACTAAAACCTGATGTTCCAGAATATCCACTAATTCCTGAATATCCGCTATAGCCTGATATACCAGACCAGCCACTATATCCTGAGATTCCAGAGCCAGAGTAACCTGAAACACCTGATCCAGAATATCCGCTAATTCCACTAAAACCTGAATATCCAGAAATACCAGAGTAACCAGAAAAACTGCTATAGCCTGAATAACCAGAGTAGCCTGAATAGCCACTATATCCTGATGTTCCAGAATAACCTGAGTAACCAGATGTACCTACAATTTGACCTGCATTAAACCAAGCTGATCCATTCCATACATATAGATCACCATTAGAGTCAACAATGTAAGCATCATTAACTTGATTTCCTACAAGTGGCAAATCGGCTGGGGTTGCAACAGAACCTTTAATATTAATTGATGTTCCTTGTTGTCCACTATACCCTGAAAAACCACTAATTCCTGAATATCCAGAATAGCTACTATAGCCAGAATAACCAGATATTCCTGAATAACCACTAAATCCAGAATATCCAGAAATACCGCTTCCAGAGTAACCAGAAAATCCAGAATATCCTGAAGTACCAATTCCTGAGAATTGAGTCCAAACAATAGGGGTTGTATTAATTACGCCAATTTCAGGAGCAATAACAACCCATCCAGTACCGCCATTGACTGTACCATTTTGAATAAAAGTAAATGCACTTGGAACTTCTGTCCAGATATTCATATCGGCTGATCTTGACCATGCGCTGCTAGATGCTACATAAATACCATTTTCTGCTGGATTAGTTTGATTCTTTACGCAAACACGATCACCAGCCAAAGTTGTGTAATTGTCAATGGTTTGTAAGCCTGACAATGTAATGTTGCCACCCAAAGGAGTAGTTCCGCATTGACATTCACCTTTAGCTGTTAATCCTTGCGCTAAACCATCAGCGTATTGTTTATTAACAAGATCAATAGGATTGACAGGTAAAGATTCTACTTGCCCTGATACGCCAAATACATTTTGAAAGGCTGCTGAATAGTAACCATTTTCCATGCCATAAAGCTGTGCAAAAGCTTTACCTGTACCCGCAGTCATTAAATTAACTACAAAATCGCCAATACTCCATGCTCTTGCAACAGTTCCTTCTTGACCTCTTAAAACTGTCCATACATCTCCAGTTACATTAGTTACTAAAACAATTTCAACAATAAGATTATTTGTTGATTGAACTAATGTAGCTTTAAATGCTTCCGCATATTGAGGATTTGGAAAATTAACAGAAGTACCGCTTGCTACTGTAATAGTAGTATCAGAACTACTTACAGGCAAAGCAAGTGCAGTTTGGGCTTGATTAGAAAATAGCAGTATTGTCATGACAAACCCTTGTTAAAACAATTAAATAATAGAATACGTATCGTTAGCCGCGCCAGTAAACTTAATATTAGTAACTGGGAAAGTTAATACATAATAAATTTGACTTGTTTCAGTTCCAGTTGGAGTAACTGCCGCATAAAAAGTTGAGCCATTGTCCAAGGAAAATTGAATGGTTCTACCAGAATTAGCAGAATTTAAAACAATAGTTGCTGGATAAACAACATTAGGTAACGAAACAATTGCTGTAGTTCCAGCTAAAGTTCCTGTAATTGGACTGCCATAGTTATAAGTCATTATTTAACTCCATATTTCTAGTGGTTTATTAGGAAATACCGCATCAATAGTTGGATTAATAGCTATTTCTCTTAAAGATTTTCTATAAATAATCCACTCATTTTTATTTGTTAAATTTACATCTGGCAATGTTGCAAAATCTGAATTTGATAACAAATTTATTGCTTTATTTTTTATAATTACAAGTAATTGTTCATTGGTTGGTAAAGGATGTGAAGCATTAATTGGAAAACCATTAGAATCTGCAACAATAGTTTGTCCATTTGATTGACCTTGCATCAATGACATATAAATTTGATCTGTAATTTCTACAGAATCCGGTGGAATGTTTTTTCCATGAATTTCTAAATGATAAAAACCACCAGTTGTTTTAGAGTAATAAATCATTTTATTTTCCAATAGCAATATAATTCATTCGTGTATCAATAGTATTATTTGATGTATACCATTGGACAAAAGTTTGTGTCCA